ATCACATTGAAGCGTTCCAGTTGCCTTCGCATACTTGAATACTCTGCCGTCCCAGGTCAGAAATCTTGTGCCTGGAACGAAACGCTGCGTGGTCTCTCCGGCATATATGCTCGGTTCATACGCTGCGAGAGTAAAATCTCTCGGCGAACTTGCCTCTACAGCGTCAAGAGGCCCTTTATTGAATTGTAATCTCGTACTCATAAGAGTCTCCTTTCTAAGCTATCTTATTGAGGCATTCGTGGACTTTGGCACCTTCCATTCTGACGGCGCCCAAATCCATCTTCGAGAAGAGGACCCAGGCGAAATCGAGCCGTTCGGCCTCTTCTATTCGAGTGGAAATGTCGCCAATGGAGGCCAGGATTAAACCATCCTGTGCCCACGCGATTGTACGAGTTGTAGTCCCGTCTGTACCATCTACGGTAAGACGATTGCACCAGAAGAAGTCGAAACCAGCGAAGGTATCAACTTTGCCCTGAACGAGAGTCTTGACGGTGTTATAGTCGGCACTGCCAACTTCCGTTAAATTGAGCAAATCCTCAATATCTTTCGGCGTAACGGCCCAATACTTCGGAATGTCCGGCTCAACGTCCTCATCGTTGAACAGCCGCATCATAGTCAGCAACTTGGCAAGCGTAATATCGGCTTCAGCACCAGCGCCATCAGGAGTTGCAAGTGTACCAACCGCGGCTATAGTACCGTCTCCGTGAATTGAACTTGACTCATCCTTAAAAGCTACTGAACTTCCACCGGCCTTGCCGATAGAGGCTGGACCCAAGGCTGCTGTGATTAACAGGTCATCTTTCTTTCTTCCGAGCGACCTGACCTGGTTCATCGCTACGGGACTACGCGGGTCTGGCAGCATTCTATCGAGGTCTTCCTTGTCCAAGACCTTCTTGTTCGTCCAGGGGTAGGGTACGACCCTTCTCCTGCCGAACTCGGCCTCGGAAATCGGAGTGCCTTGATGCCGACCCGTCTTCTGCGCTGTGTCGTCGTCTTCAGCTAAGGTATCGAAATAAGCGAGTTCCGCGCTGGAAACATTCTCGTTCCGCACTTTCGATGCGAACTTCGAGCCCATTTGCTGAGAGAGGAGATACAGAACAGAAGCGAACTTCTGTGAAGTTACCTGGTCAATAGTAACAGGCATAATACTCTCCTTAAAAATAGCTTCCTTGCACGGCAAAGCTACCGTCAACGGAGACGACTATGCCTTCATTTTACGCCTGATCGGCGGTCGTTTAGGTGCGGCGACCGTCTGGATGCCTTCGGAGGCACTACCCAGGCTTTACGTTTGCTAATTCATAAAACTTCGTTCTTTCCCTTTCGAGTCGAGCGTATTCGGGTTTGTTCACGTCCCTTAACAACTGGCCTTTATCGTCCGGCAGCAGGAAGCCGGGCGTTGCCTCAATCTTCCTGGCCTCGGTCAGCGCCTCGCCCGCCGTCATACCCCCCGGCTGCTCCGCTCCCGAAATAATCTTGTGCTCTTTGAATTTAGCGGACACATTCGATAACAACTCGGCGAAAGCAATGTTATTGTCCAGCGCCTCAAGCAGCGCTTTCTTATGCTCCTCATCGCTACAATTTTCCGCTATTATACGGTTTGCCCAGTGCATTTTGTCGGGATTGGCCGTTCCCCATTCGGTAAAGGCGTTGTCCGTTTCAAGTTGCCGGGCGGCCTGGGTTTCTAAGGCGGCCCTTGTCCGTTTTTCCTCGAATGCCCATAACCTGTCGACTTTTTTCTGGTCGTATCCCATATCGAAGAAAATGTCCCTTGCTTCGGCCACAAGATTTTCGTTGTAATACTCGGCTATATCATCGGGGACTTTCATTACATACTGGTCTTTGGTGTCCGGCCTGCCTAATTCCCGATAAAAATTGTCCCATTCGGAAGGCGGGGACGCCTCACCGGGTACGATAATACCCTTCTTGCCTATCATATTCTGGAGACTGCCCAACATCTTCAGGCCGCCGCCAACGTCGTCGAAAGTGTCATAGACCTTATCGGCCCTTAGTTCCTCCGGCACGTAATGCTCCTTCCAGCCGGGCAGGAATTTACCGTCCTCACCTATAAAAGTTTCGCTCTGCGCTACGGAAGTCGCTTCGCTCGCTACCTGCGTTCCAGACGCTTCTTCGCTCATAAGGGCTTCCTTTCGCTAATTACATCTTTATATTCCGGTTCCGTTTTATGTTTCAACATGTCCCTAATACGCCTGATAACTGAATTAGCACCGAGATTATAACTTGTCTTCCTATCGCAAATCATATCGTATGCATCTCTGTTTTCGAAACAAAACCACGATAAATCATCGAGTACCCGTTTGGCCTTTGCATCATCAGGCGAGAATACGGCCCTGTAGGCCGCTATCGTCAACTGCGTTTTGTCCGGTTCTGGATTAGTCATTTAGGAACAACAATATTTTTTTCCCAGCCATCTCCCAAGGGAGATAAATTATTTGCCTTGCAGAATTTCGCAAGCTCAGAATGCAACCGTCCGCCGTGATGGCCGCCGCCGAGCAGGTGCTTTATAATCCAACTGAAAAATCCGTATAATGCTTCGGTCGGACTTATTGTCTTTTTACGCATTATTTCTTCTTTCGTTTTCCGGCCGGCAAACTTTTTACTTTAAGTCCCCGCAAATGGCTTCTCGCCCCGGTGCGCGTTAGACCTTTTGCTTTTGTCTTTTTGCCGCCGGCTTTTGCTCCAAATAATCCCGCCTGTGCCTTACTGACTACGGGAGTATGTTTTCTTTTGCTCTTTTTACAACCTTTACCCGGCGCCATTGTCCCGCCCCTACTAACGTCTTGTCTAACTTTGTTATACATTTTTTAACAGCAAACTCCATGTTCTCAAGGGCCCAAATAAACTGCCTGGGAGAGGGTTCTTTTAACGAGTCCGCCAGGGCGTAGTCTTTGCCTTTATATTTCACTGCCGCCCGCACATATAAAACATCATCTTCGCGCTCCTGAAGCAAAACCTCTGCGTTTATCAATTCATCGCCAACAGTTATTGGTATTGTTATTGTTTTTTCTACCATTATTTACCTCTGGACACTGCACTCTTTAATCTTCGCAGCGTGTTCAGCCAGCACTTCCAGGATTAAGGCCTGCCTCTCCTCTAATTCCTTCAGCCGCTTCCCAAGGACCGTCCTGCCGTCAACTTCAACTTCGCCCGTCTTTTGAACAGTCTCTTGAACTTCCGTTTGCTCTTCTTCCATTTTACTCTAATCCTCTACATCATCTAAATAATCGTGCGTTAATTGCCAATGAGCAGCGTGTAGCATCTGCGTTGCTTCTACAAGGTCAAATCCCTTGTCCGTGCGTCCTTTTTTGCCAAAACCTGTTTTAACATAAACATTATCTTCATTATTACCTTTTTTGCGTTCTCGTATTACGATAATTTCCCTATGCCGATTAGCAAGTTCGTGAATTAAATCGTCGGTCGAAATCAATTCTAAATCAGCCACTTATCGCCTCCATCAATTCGCCTGCTGGTGAACCGGACTCGCCCGCCTTCGTGGTCTGGCCGTAAGTCTGGCCCATTTGCTGCGCAAGCTCCAGCGCCTGCCGACGTTCCAAGTCCGCCTGTCTTTGCTCTCTGGCGGCGGTAATCTCCCCGGCGGTCGATAGGTGCTCCGCCTTCATTCCAAACGCGAACCCGACTTCCGGCAGGGCGCGGTCGATGTTTATAACGTCCTTGGCGCCAGGGAACACGGGGTCGAGCGTGGCAACCAAACTGGCAAATTGCATAAACGCCTGGGACTGCTGGTCGCGCATTGCCAGGGCGAGTTCGCTGATATATTCGATACCAAAACCCCGGCCCCTGAGTTCATCAGGCGGGTACGGTATTACACCGTTCCTAATCAAGAGCAGTACGCTTCTTGTAATTACAGGAGTGAACAGTTCGCTCTGGAGCCGGTAAATCGGCCCTGCCAGCTTCTTCATCGCCTGCTTCACCCTTTCGCGGATTTCGACCGTAGTCCTTCGGTCGCCGGGTAGGTTAGCTAAAGGCGCGAATACGTCAACGAAAAATATCCTGTGGATTATACCCTGTAAAAATTCGAGGGCCTTTTCCGTTATAGGGAAATTACCCAGCATACCCTGCTCGAGCGCCTTTATCGAGTTCATCTGCGAAACGAGGTTGGCAGCGCCCGGCCTGACGTCAACCTGCCCCTCGACCGCGTTCTGGAGGATTTCGCGTGGCGGGTTGTTCCACTTATTGCCGCACTCGATAAAGTCGGCGTGCATTTGCTGGAGCTCCTTGGACACTGACAGGGCGATAGTGCCCTGTCCGCGGCCGAACTTTTCGTTGGACGACTTCTTCCAGCGCGGTACGGCGTAAGGAAGCTCCTCGAAACCGCCTTCTTCCACTATGGACTGCTCTTCTTTGTTCACATAGACAGACTCGAACGGCATATTCAGATTGTCGGTAAAACGCCGGTTGCGTTCTTCTCTCGGCCCTACGCGGTGAATGAAAACGGACCTATTAGAGTCCGTCTCGGACTTTTTAACGGCTTCAAGGACTTTCACACCCGCCTTGTCTCCGAACTCCTGGACGGCCTGTCTCGCGGTGAGAAGATACTTTACAATGACCGTATCAACGAGCCCCGCGCTGTTCTGCTTGAAGGTGTAAAAAGACACGTCCCAATCCTTATAGTTCAAACCATTGTCCCATTCGGAGTAAAGGTTGCCCGTCCCGAAACCAACCAGGGACGAAAGTGTTTCGTTCAACTGTAGCATAAAATTAGAGCCGAAAAGCTCATCGTGCGTAATCTGCGCTGCGAGGGCGAGGTATCTCTTGACCTCGTCTATGTTCGCAGTCGCCCTGTCGGTCACAGTGAGACCGAAGGCCAATTCGCCGGGCGGGAAAAAGGCCGCCGACAGGCCGGAGACCATGTCCTGCAAATCCAGCATCGCCGTAGGGTCGTAAATCTGCAAGCTCTTGTCCTCGCCGGGAGTCCTGGGCCCTATTATCTGGTTCTCACGGGGCAGCATCTGGTCTGCGACCTCCTGGTACAGGTTGCGGAAGCTGGAGGCGTCCCGCTCCTCCCGCTCTTGCTCTTTGATTATTTCTACCGCCCGCTCGTCAGACATCCCAATCTATCCTGTCATAATTGTCCCTGTACGCTTTGCTTGTCCGCATAAAGCAACTGCCCCCGTAAGGACCGCCCTGCAAATGCTTCGGCTTCGTCCTGCCGCTGCTGTCGCAAACACCGCGCCTGTACCCATCGACAATCTTGGCCTTAATGGCGTCCTCGTTCTTAAAATGTCGTTCAGTGAGATACATAATCAACCAAACAACCTCTTTTTGCCCAAGTCCATAGGCACTAACTCGCCCGTCAGGAACGTCTCCTTCCGGCCGCGGGGCCGCCTGCGCCTCGCAACCTCGCCCACCTCCGGGCCAACGTCAGGGACGGCAGGGGGGGGCGGAACCGGCGGCGGGGCCATCGGTTCCGGCTTCTTAACTCCTAATAGTCCGCCCATAAAAAACTCCTAAATCCTCGCGTATTCGCTGATTACCTTCTGGACCTTACGCCTGCTCCCGCCCGCACGCATGACCTGAATCCGGGATGCGGCCAGGACGAAATAGTTTAGGGCGTTGCGATAATGGTCGTTCTTGCCCTTGTACCTGTACTCCTGCGCGCCCGTTCTTTTGTTGGTCTCCAGAAGCTTGAACGTGCCGCACATCTGCACGGCGAACTCCTTAATCTCGTCACTGTAACGTGGAATGGTCAACTCGCCCGGGGTAACGACTATTCGATGGGTCTGGTCGAACAGGGCCGTGCGATAGTCCTTTACTATTTTGCGCTTAACGTCCCAGGTACGGGTGTAGGCGGGGTTGGTGGAATACTCGCACAAAAATACCGGATACCTCTCCTCGGCCTGAAACTTCTTAACGGAATCCTGGTACGGCCGAATGTCGATAACGGCGCTCCTGACGTTGAACTTCCTCGCTATGTCGTGAATGTCTCTCCATTCGGACAGTTGAATCGTCTTGAAAATCCTATACTGATTGTTGCCCGTCCGGGCGCCGATGACAATGTGCTTCTTGATACCAACGTCAACGCCCATCGCGCACGGGCCGGGATGGGAATAGGCCATACCATCGTGGCCGCAGCATTCATATACCTGAGCTAAAGTCAGCTTGTCCTCGGCGAATATGTGAGGAAGACCCAACCTCAATCTATATACATCGGAAAGATTGCCCTCCGGCGGCTCGCGGAAGTCCCTTAATATATCGAGCGGGTCGCAGACGGCACTCGACAGATGAGACCACCTGTACCCTTTCATATAATCAGTGTTGCTTGAAACCATCGGACTCCATTCACCGCCTTTGACTATGACCTCCCGCCCGCATTTCTTGCAAGCGATATAACCAGTACCGTCCTTGCGTACCCCGACGCACCTTTCGGGGTCTTCTATGAAAAATAATTCGGCGCAAGTCCACCTATTCAATGCTGTGGTTGCGACAGGGGTTGAAATTATACCGGCGCAATTATCACATACTCGCCACCAATGCCTTTGGTCGGACAACTGGAACTGCTCGTCAATGCCCATATCAGGGACTATCGGATTGCCTATGAAGACCTCCTCCTGCCAGGGCGAGTCGTAATAACGACCACGCGCCTTGGCGATTACCTCCTTGTCCATATGGTCAACCTCGTCAAAGACCACCTTGTCAACACCGATGCTTTTCATCTTGGTCGATTCGGCCGCATCACCACGCTTTTCGCTCAACCGGGCACCCCTCAAGTACAGAAACGCCTTGTGGACTTTCTTCAAAGATACCGTGTCAGTACCCTTGCCGCCCGGCTTAACGAACCGGCCGAGCGCCTGACGGTTCGCTATCAGTAAGGGGTCGAACCGGCTCTTGGAAAACTCCTGAACATCGTCAGTCGTAGGGAAAAGGTACAAAACCCCCTCCTCGTAACGGCGGTGTATCATACCGTGAAGAGACTTCAATATCTCTATCTCGCTGAAACCGCCGCGGGTGGCCTTCATATAGCAGACCCTTTTGCACCTGTTGGCCATCGGTTCCAATTGGTACTCGTGGCCGATAAACGTAAAAGGCCCGCGCTGAAGCTGGATCTCGTTAATGTCAGCCCAGTAACCGGCGTCCTCGCTCGCTATCGCATCAGGAGTTAAGACTTTTGTTTCGATTTCTTCTTCCTCTTAAAATGACTGCACTTCACCACAACCGGCTTCACGTCAGCCCAAAAACGGCACTTGCCGCATAACTCGCATAAACTCGGTATTACACACATCTGTCCTCTTTAACGAAAAATACCTTACGCTTCGCCCCCTTGGGAAACATCATATTACGCTCGGACAAATCCAAGGCAGCAAGTGGCGCAGGCGTATAACGGCCCATACCACTTATCTCGCCGCTTTTGTGAACTATAACCTTGGCCCTCTTTTTTGTGTCTTCCATAAAATACCTATGTGGATAAGCTTTCCGGCCAATTCCTTAACGTCTCCGTAAAAAATGTCTCTAAAACCTTTGTGGCTTGGTCACTTGGTTTATCTTTCTCATTCTCATCCATTATATATTGCCCATCTTAACGCTGTTGTCAAAAACTACAAAAATGTCTCGGCTTACTGTTCAATAACGACGCCCCGGCCGCTTGGGGGGTTATGCGTTTTTCTAAGGGGGCCTATCCGCATTTTCT